ATGATTATGTCAGGCATACCCAGTCTCTATTTTAGCATGGTTTTATATGTGAAGCAAACGTCCTCGCGCATCTTTGTGCGGATCTTTTTGTTCTCAGCGTTGCCAGTTCTCTTGTTGTTGCACTTCCTGCACACATCCCCATACTCTCCTAGACGCATTCGCCATGAAAACTCAAAGTGTTGTTTCTCTTGGTGGCACTTCGTGCATATTTTCAGCATCATTCTCACTTTCCTTTTGATATTGATCGGTAGAACTTTCTTCAGCATCTTCATAGGGGTAGGCGAGGCGCATGAGGGCGGATGCAGTTGTTGCCTCTTCCAAGGAAGCGCACACCCACACCATGCTTCTTCTTCTTGAGGCTCCATGTTTCTTGTTCTCTGAAATCGCATATGAAGTCTTGTTTATGTACCAGGATTTTTCATCCCTGAAGTCTCCGTCCAAGTCAAACTCGACGCACCAAAGCAGTTCTTTATTGTCCATCTCCCCAATCTTCTTTATATTGTATCTTCAGCTCATCGCAAATCTCTGAAAACTCCTGCAATGAGAATCCCATTGCACGGCACATGCGATACCAGGACGACCCTAGGGCCGCTTGAGCTATATTCGTTGGACATTCTGCTTTCATAAGGAACACAATCAAGAAGTCGCCTAAATCGTGCGCATCCTCTGATGACTTGAGTTTAGCTATCATGTCTACATCTATCATTTTAATTCCGCTATTGCTAGGTACTTACGTTTGTACTTTTCTCCCATATTGAAACATATCAAAGAAAATCGATCAGGAGTCATTCCCGTTTCAGAGCATAGAATGAACCAGGCTGCTCCCAGGGCTGCTTGGCGTACGCTGTCGGAGACTTGTATTTCGGAAAGAACCTGCAATATTGCGTCACTCACATCCAGAGCCTGCTTTTCTGGATCGTCTTTTTCTAGTTCGCCGTATTTTGTCATTTTTTCCATGTGTTGTTCTTCCTGCATCTTTTTAAGAAGTTGTTTAGTAGAATTTCCCCAATCCTCTCTTAGATTGGGGGGACGATACCCACAATATGGACAATATTCGATCCACGTAACTCTTTTTGGGTCTGTATTAAATATCAGCCAAAATTCAGTGCCTCCAGAAGTTAACCAAGTTACGGTTAACGCTCCTCTACAAGCATGTTCTTCGAAGAAGTCTGTATCGTATTTTTTCATTTTTCTGTCCTAATGTTTAATTCTTCGTAATGCTGCATAGCGCTTTCGTATGAGAGGAAAAGGCGCAGGTTTTCTTTAACTGGACCCTCGAGTCTCGCCTTCCTAAGAATATCGCTCATTTTCTTGACTTGATAGTTTCCATTTTCTTCTACTACTGCCCACAGAGCCTCTAAATACATTTTGAATGTTAACCCGTCTTTTTACACTTTTCCCTTTATAGTCTGATAATACCCATTATGTTAAACAACAATATGTATTAATCAATTGTTTAGCCATTAAGTGTGTGACCTTTAGCTTTCTCATGAGATATATTGAATTGCAAGATCCGAATTCTAGCAGTGCTGCGGTGATAATTTTATCATATTCTGAGTTTAAAGGTGTTACTTTTATATTAAGTGCTAATTTTTCGTCTTTAATCGTCATTCTATTTTCTCTAAAAAGATCTCGTAGTATTTCAATAATAAATCTTGGATTCCCTTGAAATCTTGGAGATCAATTCCACATTCCAGTCCCTTCATGGCAAGAGCGCAGGAAATGACACTCACAGTTTCCGTATTGGAATAATGAGACGCAGCTAGTCTATTTAGAATATTCCTTGCCTCATCGTTGATGTCTTTTTGCGTTTTCATTTTACCCCTGATCTTCAATTTGTTTACCACGTCTTCTCTGCCACATCTTCTTTGCAGACTCACTCCTCGTTTGAGGCGCAGCTACTTCTTCATTGAAGAACATGAATGCTTCAAGGAATGTCAGCCTATCTTTAACTTCCGATAAGTCTTTGCCCATCCGTTCAAGCCTTTCATTTATCCTATGTAGATGGTTCTCTAAGTGACGGTTTGAATTGTGCTCAAGCTTGATAATTTCTTGGGTGATGTTCATTTCCAAGATAGCAGTATTTCCGTCTATCTTATCCTCTAGCTTCCAAAATCTTTCATCCGCCCCCTCTTCAGAGGCATCCATTCTCTTGCTTAGGAGCTCGAACCTCTTGTCTTTTCTATATGCTAGGAATGTAAGTGCAGAAATTACCGCAGACGCAAACGCTGCTACAGTTGCTAAATCCATGTTTGTATTCCTTGATGTCTCTATTTCTTTTTCTTTGGGATCTTAGCCCCAGATTTTCTTGCTTGAGACAAAGCCGCTGCAACCGCTTGATTCTCGGGGTGCCCGCTCTCTCTCATTTCCTTGATGTTTTTGCTTATGGTCTTCTTGCTTTTTCCTTTCGAAAGTGGCATGTCAATCTCCTGAATTTTAATGCACGTTTTGGGAGCGTCTTTAGCATAGTACTTTTGTGTCTCTCCAGCAACAACCTGGTTGTCATCAAGTAGCACAATCCCAGTAAGACAATCTTCGGCATGCTTACGGAGGTTGGTCGCGTCTGGCCTTTTAGTACAGTAAACTTTCTCCCCTGATCTAATCTTTTCCTGCATTTTTTTAGGCATGCATTTGGGAATTGGCATTTCGAAAAGAAAATCAACGCGTACTGCTCCAGTAAGCAAAGGTCTTTTATCATGCTGTAATGATAACTCCCACTTTGCGCCTCTCTTCTCCTGGAAGCGTGGATTGAAACTCTTCTTTCCAAACCCCCTGTGGGATGTCCACGGGACGGGTATTCCTGAAATCTCATAAGTATCCATCTCGCTCAGCCTTTTTGATAGCCCTTTGTTTTTTATACTCATCCAAATAATAAGCCGCGTGAGCTGCTACAAATTGCTTGCTCATCTCTAGAGGTTTTCTAGCCAGCCTAATGATCTTTCCCTTCTCTGTCTTCCAATAACCCCAATACGTCAAAGGAACCTCTCCCTCTGTGACCTCCTCTATCCTCTCTGCGTGCTTAGGAGAAGGAATGCACGTATATGACAACCACTTATATACCATACTCGGGTCTACTGGTATTTTTTGAGAGAACACCAACCGAGTCATTCTATGATTTTCTAAATAATCTCTTAACTTGTTTTTCATGGTTTCCCTATTTCACTAATATATTGCCACAAACTCAATAGCATTAGCAAGATCGATTTTGCTATGGCTACCATATAGACAAAGTTTGTTTTTAATCTTATTTTTCATTGGTAAATGTGGAAAAGACTTGCGATAAAACTCCATAGTCTTTTAAGATGATGTCATCGTAAAAAAAACCCGCGTACTACCGCGGGTTAAAAAAGAAACGCTACCTACAAGGAGGTATTGTATATGAGCAATAAGGATCCTACTCTTGAACCTAAAAAACCGCAAGACATCGATGAAACTCTCATCTCCATGCTGCATGAACTTCAAAAATCACTTTTAATTATGATCGAAACAATAGAATATTATATAAAAGTGAGAGGTCTAAAATGAGATCACGTGAGAATTTTCTAAAATATTATGGGTTCGAGGATTCTCCAGAAGAAGCCCAAGAAGAAGAGTTCTATGCACAGTACATGGAGTGGGTAGACGAGATCCGATCAGAAGATGAAGATGCTTCCATAATGGACTACGAGGACTGGGAACAGTACCAGTTGTCGCAGAGGTTCAGTTCGATGGATGAAGAAGAATTAAGGGAAATACAGGCATGACAATGGATAAAGACGATGTCAGAGTATCGATTGTATTTATGAAAACCTCCCGTGGACCAGTTCTAGATGTAATGCACTGGTCTTCAGAGTTTGCAGATAAGATGGATATCATCTCCATCGACTATGACCAGTTTTGGTCTGAAACCTCAAGCAGAGTAGAATTTCAAGGAACATACAAGGAGAAGTCATGAATCAGTCAGCAGAAATAAAAGAAATAGCTACAGCCTTAGCTAAAGCACAAGGGCAAATGAATGCTGCCAGCAAAGATAGCACTAACCCACACTTCAAGAGTAAATACGCCGACCTGGCTTCTGTATGGCAAGCTTGCAGAGAACCTCTTGCTTCAAATGGCCTCTCCATAACTCAAACGATGGATATGGCAGGAGAAAAGCAGATTCTAGTGACTACTCTGTATCATAGCTCTGGCCAGTGGATCAAGAGCCTCATGCCTCTTCCTATGTGTTCTAAGCCTCAGGAAACAGGATCAGTGCTCTCATACTTCAGAAGATACAGCCTAGCCTCAATGTGTGGTGTATATCAGTCTGATGATGATGCAGAGATCGCTCAGGCCTCTAATAAGACCCCTTACGCAAGTGTTATTAATGAGGAACAGCGTGCCGAATTGGACTCTCTACTACGTAGCGTCCCAGATGCAAGAGACTGGATCTTAGAGAGACTTAGAATAAGTAGTGTATATGATATCCCAGTCAAGGATTGGGAATTCATTTCTTTGACAATAAGAAAGAAAATGAAGAAAAAAGATGAGGCAATGAATGGATAGCGTAATCATCGGTTCAGATGAATGGTTAGAGATACGTAAGAAATACATCACAGCAACTGACATGTGCGTTATCATGGGTGTATCTAAGTGGACTACACCCCTTCAGTTGTACAAGGAAAAGACGACCTCCATTAAACGTGAGCAGTCTTATGTAATGAAACGTGGACTCGATATGGAGGAAGAAGCTAGACGGCTGTTTGAGAAAGAAATGGACACATTCGTCGTTCCTAAATTTGTTACTAAAGATGGATGGATGGCAGCTAGTCTAGATGGTATTAGCGAAGACGAGATTCTAGTCGAGATCAAGTGCCCAGGGGCTGAGGATCATGAAATAGCTCTAAAAGATGTAGTCCCTAAACATTACTATCCTCAAATTCAATGGCAGATGGCAGTTACAGATCTAAAGGTAGCCTATTATTTCAGTTACAACCCACACTGCCCTGTCCAGTGCTGCACTGTGACAGTACATAGAGATGAAGAATACATCGAAAAAATGAAGGTTGCAGCGAACGAATTTAGGACCCTATTAAAGTCCCATACACTTCCAGAGGCTTCTGAAAAAGATATATTTGAAACGAATGATAGCGACTTTCTAGAGAAAGAGGAGAAATTATCCAAACTTCTTCTTCAACGAGAATTCTTGGATGAGCAGATAGAGGCACTCAAAAAAGATTTAATTTCAAAATGCTCTGGCACAACGAAAGGCCGCTACCTAAAGTTAACGCAAATACAATCAAAGGGAAAGGTAGACTACTCAGCCATTCCCGAGCTCAAAGAAATGGATCTTGAACCATATAGGAAAAAATCCACTATGAGTTGGAGAGTTGACCAAATAGTTAAAATATGAAATGATACGACCGTATTTCACCTGACTTTCCGCGTGACTCCTACACCGCACGGATCTTCTGGGTTTTCCTATGTTTGTATTCCTTTTAAGGGTGACCTAAAAATCACCCTTTTTCTTAAGCCCTACATCTACCAGCCACCACATCCTCCCCCAGTTCTACAGAAGAAGCGGGGAATTCGAATGTGAACATCTCTGGAAACATGTTGAACTGCACCTCTTTATTCCCCTTACCGTACAAATTGAACTTGGACTTCAAGGTATAATCAAGGTTTTCTTCTTGGCAAAGGTATTTCAGTAAACCCTGCTCCGAAGGTGCTAAGAAACGCATTTTCACGACCTCCCTTAGGATCTGGACATGGCCGTACTGTAGCGGGAGTTTCTTTTTTGCTGTTTGCCTGTAATGCCTTATTAGCGCCTTTATCCTCTTTAGGTTTTGAAGGTGCTCTTCCCACATGTCCTCGAAGTTTTCGCTTTCGCCGCTGGACTTCCTCTTCTCGAATTCTTTTAATGTACTCACGCTGCCCTTCCGTTAACTCTGGTAACTTCTCTTCTTTTATGAGGGACAACATTGTACTGATAACTTCCTTCATCGTCTCAGAATCCATAAAGCAAAAAGGAGAATATACCCCCTTATCTTCCGTGACTACGAAGGGTAAAAACGCTCTATGAGTGTTCCTGTTATAGCGAATACCTTTTAGGATTATCCTTAACTCAGGAAACTCAAAATCTACGAAAAATCTATCGATTTTTTTGATGCTGACGCTAATCTTTAACAGTTTAATTTGCATCGAAAATGACCTATGTTTGTTGTCCCTTCTCATAGCAGAATACCACAGAGGCTCAATATCTTGGAAATCCTTTTTCCCCATTTACCACTTGAGGTTAAAGAAAAGAGAAATTACTATTTTGAAGAAAAAAGAAACGCGCTTTTAAAAAAAAAGAGAGCGGTTCTTCAACCGCTCTTAAACCACTAAAAAACTCTGGGACCAACAATGAACCCACATTTTACAAAAACTTAACTTCTTCCCGGAAGTATAAAGAAAGTGACAAAATAGTACAACTCTCAGTCATTTAGAAAAAGTAAAATGAAAGTTTAACGTTGGTCCCAGGGAAAATAATCACCTAGGACACAGAATGACAATCACATATTCTCACCACCACAGCTTCGATATCCACCTAGCAGCAGAGTACGGGATAGAAGAATCCATAATCATCCATCATTTCCAACATTGGGTCAGGATAAACAAAAAACTTAACCGACACTTTTTGGACGGCAGAACTTGGACCTACCAAACATTGGATGAGATCGCCGCCAACTTTCCCTACCTCAACAAGTTTAAAGTTTTACGTATTATATCAAAATTAATTAAACGTGGAGTTTTGAAGAAAGCTAACTTCAACGTCAAACACTACGATCGAACGATTTGGTATGCATTCTCTAACGAGGAAAAATTCGTACCTTCCATAGACATATTGCAAAAGTGCAATATGGAGATTGCGAAAACGCAACATGGATATTGCGAAAACGCAACACCAATACCAGATACTAAACCATATACTAAAGAAGAAGAGAGAGAGGGGGCAAGCCCCCAGGCTTCGCCTGTCCCCCCACGCCCGTCCGCTTCGTCTGAATTTAAATTCAAATCCAAGATCTCAGGAATGACTCGCATCAAAATGAAATCTGATAAGCATGAGAAGCTAGTGTCAGACTTTGGAAAGGAAAGGGTGGCGGACATGTTGGAACGGTTGGATGAGTATGCTGACATCAACGAAAAGAAATTTAAACAATATTCTTGTCACGCAGCAGTCTTACGCAAATGGTTAAGGGAAGACAACTCTAAGATGCCCAAAATTCGCGTTACAACCGACCTAGAATTGATTAACAAGCTAAAGACATACAAACACCTTATCTCAAAGGGTGACATGATTTTAGGGCATGATTACGTTGAATTTCCAAGGGTTCATGGAGAAAACAGTTACAAAGTTGGAGAGCCTGGATTCAAAGAAAAAATACATTCAAGATTTAGAAAAATGAATATACCATTAGACATATGAGCGAAGTTGTTTGGGAACGTTGCATATTTTGTGATCGAAGGTGGGATGAGAAAAATCTAGAACTAGAGTTATGCCCAGACTGTATTCGTGCAGTCAGGAGAAATCCCAACCAGTACACAAAAGTCAAGATAGATATGCTTCTGAAGTTTGGAGATTTTCAAGATCCAGCTATGGAAAAAGTCGTTAAAATGATCTGGGAGGAGATAAGCTTATGAAAGTGGATTGGTTAATATTTTTTATAGCCCTCGTTTTTGGACTATTCGTGTTTTTGGTTGCATGGGCGCTTTCCAACAGTTACTCCAACGTAACAAGTGCCATGAGTTGCTCTAATTTGTGTTGAGTCTAGCCACTCAGAATTCTCTTCTTATGATCACCCAAAGGATCATATAAGTGACTATTGAGAACAAAATAGCGCAGGTCGCGGCTGTCATCGTAAATTCCATAAATACCTTGTAAGGGGATTAAAATATACTCTACTTATGTAATTATGTAAAATATATTTAGCATTCTTGAAAATATCGTGAATATGTAAGATAAACTTGCACACAAGCAATCTACAACAGGAATACAAACAATGAGCTTAGATAGTGTAGGAAGAGTCATAGTCGGAAGTGGTCATTTCACGCCACAAACAGCAGCAGTAGCAATGGCAGCAACTGGAGTAGCAGTTGTCGCTAATAATTTTGATAGAGTAAATAACGTTATCGTCGGAGGTGGGCACTTTTTAGATTTCACCTTTTCAGGACTGTTTGGGTTTTTCCAAAGATGCCAGATCAGTTTTGTTAGAACCGTTGCAGATACGGTTATGAATATCCCCCCCGTGAGAGCCTTTCTTTTAAGAAACCCATTCATACCCCCAATAGATGCAGTAGAACGAAGAGCCACTCTTGCCCTGACCGAAGGTAGATCTAGAGATGTCGCAGGTCCAGCACCAAGAATCTCTAGAGATGTATCTGTTGCAGAATCTGTTCTGCCAACAACATGTAAAGGATTTTCCGCTGCAAGCTCCCGTTCAGTGGTAGGTTTAGAAAGAGCTAATTTTGTGTTTAAAACACACGGACGTGTACTTGGAATATTTGAAAATAATGACAGCGCATGGGAAGCTTACCGAGATACTTGGAGAGAAAGGAATGCAGAGCACCTGTCTACGCAAACAACGGAAGCTCTATTAACCGCTGGATATGCAGCAGCTGGAGACTATGGCAATGCCATGGATCACGCGGTTTCCTTCCTCTCAGATCTAACGCAAGAGAACTGGGAACACATGAAAGATGACGCTAAGGCAATCAGTGATTATATTACAGATGCTTGGGTCAGAGCCAACAAGGAATAAGTTATGGACTGGGGTCAGTTTATATTGATGTTGATAGCTATCATTGGATTGGAGGAATAGAAAATGAGTGACTCATTTTGGGTGGTCTTTAACCTATTCATTTTTGTTGTTATCATAGATGGATTTGTAAAGATCATCAGAGGAAAGGTATAGAGTGGCTTCGAATGTATGGGTCAGGACTAATGATAGGCTCCCAGAAGAAAGTATCCCAGTTCTGGTTCAGTATATCGATAAGAGGGCATCTGCAACCTACCTTTACTGCATAGCACAATACGTAGGATTTACAGGTAAGTGGGTGCCATATAAGTGTTATATGCCCCACGACCTTACAAATGTGAGTTACTGGTGTTATTTTGATGAACTTTGAGGATGAGGAACGCCCATTTCGTCCTCTACAACGTGTTCCAGTACTTTTACTTCCCCCTCGATCAGGTCCTCAACCATCAGTACTGACTGTGGAGAACATGCTGAGAGAAGGAAGAGCAATGTAACGTATCTCATATAAATTCCTGGTTAAAAACTTCATTATGAGGATTTATGATTAATAGTATACTGGCAATTTGCATGTGCCATGGATGCACTCTGCTGAGAAACATGGATAATGCCCCCGATGTGGAGCTTGCCATCCATTGTAATGAAATGTGTGAATGGAAAAGCCTTTTTAAAGATGGAAGGCCAGAGGATGGATCTCACAATCTCATTTTGAGCAATGGTTTCTACTTCTATGCCATTTGGCATGAGCGCGAGTATTGCTGGCGCACAGTGACCAAGGATGTGGTAGTTTTACCTAAGGAAGCTGAGTACTACTCAGAGTCTTGCAATAACTAGATGAAGTACGTTCCTTGAACCCTAAGGATTGTTCCATTAGCAAAATTCGTATCCGCAAGTTGAGTAGCTCCCCCAGCCTGAGCAGCCGCAGCATATATTGACAATGTGGAAGCACCTGAGGAAAGATCGAAAAAGAAATAAGTTGTCAATGCTGGCGAAGTAATGGTTACTACATCTCCTATAAAGTCATAAACTGATGGGACGGATGAAGAGGTAAATGGAAGTCCAGTTATTGTAGCGACTCCTGTTGCGCTTCCTTTACTGCTCAACTGGATTGCTATTTGGAAGAAGACCGTGTCTCCATTTCTCCTATATTTTCCAGTCTGAGTAGTATATGTAATGCCAGTTGTTGCACCGCCGAAATTCACCACTGGAGTGAAGGTTGATGTGTTATAGTTTGTTTGAGTGGTAGTGCCTATAGTTTTACTTGATCCAGTAAAAATTAGATCCCCGTAAGATACTGTGCCCGCGCCTGCTATAGAGTTTGTATTGGAGGATGCTATAACTGCATTTGTAATGTTTGCAGTGGCTCCTGTTCCCACAGACACACAGGATGCACTCCCACTTGAATAGTTATCGTAGTTTGATCCATTGGATCCAGTTCCTCCAAGAGTCACAGATATACCATTGACAGCATTACCGAATGTGGTCGATTGCGATGACAAAGCTCCCGTTCCAGACGTTGTAATAAGAGTATTGAACGAACTTGAAAAAGTTGTCATGGTTCCGGCAGAAACCGTGCTAGCTGTTGTGGAAGACCCTGTATTGGTGAATATACAGTAGTTAAAAATGAGTAAACCAGCGCTAGAATGAGAGAATAGAGTTATTCCAGTTGTTGCCACATCGCCAGAACAATTGTTTAAAGTTATTCCAGAGCTGCCGCTAGAACTGGAGAACGTTATCCCAGTGTTATTCACACAGTTTAGATAACAGTTTTGTAGTGTTACTACTGAAGCAGCAGAGCCAGTGACAGCTAGTAGAGCTGCTGAATTAGTTTTGAGCTGTATTCCAGTTATAACAACCGCTCCCGCAGTCGTAAGAGTGCATGTCCCATTAATAATCACATGCCCCAGATAATCGCATTGAAAGGCTGCAAGATTGACTCCAGCAACCAGAGTAGGGTTTTCTGTGTACGTTCCAGGGCGGATGAAGATTGTATCACCTGAACTAGCAGCAGCAAGAGCTCCTGCAATCGTAGTGTGTGTCCCGTCGGAAGCTGTTGGAGAGACTATCCACTTAGCCGTAGTAAAGGTGTTGGTTCCTAACTGCTGTTTTGACATGTTTTTCCTTTTAAGTTACGGTCAGGTTTCCTATAGAACTAATCACATTCCAGCGTCCAGTTGCCTGGTACACTAATTTAATTGTGTCTCCTACAGCAGTTGATGCTAAAGATCCACCTGTTCCCGCTGTGGTCTGGGATCCACTGAATCGTATTTGCTGACTAGCCGCCTGTGTTATAGTCCAAGAGGTGGCGCCATCCAATGTCACTTCTATGATATCACCGATAGTGGAACTTGCTGTTGTTGGGAGCGCTAACGAGAGATTCCCTCCAGCAGATATGCACATGTAACCGTTGTTCTTAACAAGTGTCTGGTTGGCTGTAATTGTCTGCCAGTTGACAGTGTTACCATTGGAAGAAACGAATCCATTTGCATCTACTGTGAAGTCAGCAGAGTTGAAGTGGCAAATACCATTCTTTGTGATTAGAGTAGAGGCAACAGCTGATGAAATCTGCAAGTCTATATCAAATTCATTAGGTGCAGGACTATTGATCGTCACCACACGTGTTCCAAACGTTCCTGTCGCAAATTGGCCGCTAGAGACTGTGACATTACCTGTGGCATCTGGAACTACAGGATTAACCCCTGTTGCAGTTGTAGTTTGTACTGTGAATTTGGTAGCTGCCTGTCCACCTGTCGTATCTAGAGTGATGTTAGGGGAAGAGTATCCAATCTGGATCGTTCCGTTGGGAGATGTCAGCGTTCCGACTTTTATATTTGGAAGAGCTCCAGACCCAATTAAGAGCTGACCATTCACAGTTACTTGAGGAGTACCCGCTGTAAGTGAATTACCTGTGAAATCCACATTGAGGGCGTACATTGTAGATCCACTATCAAAGCCTGGCATGAGTTAACTCCTAAGATGCAAATGTGTAATTTAAGGTTCCTTGCCAATCGATCACAAAACCTGCTGCTCCATCGGTAATTCCTGTCACAGTGACCACAGCATTATTTCCACTCACCGCCAAAACAGCTGTTGGTTGAGGAGGCCCTTGTAGCACCGTCTCTTCGAAGTGATCCACTACTTGAGTAGGGATAAGCACAGCAGCTGCACCAGTAGTTCTAGCTCCCCCAACAATCGTATAGCCAGCACCAGCAGGAGCGCCAACCCCTGTCTTTGCAAAAGCTGCTATAGTGATATCAAAGGTATAAACGCCAGGAGTTGTTCCAAGTGCTAATGTGATCAGGTTTGTAGAAGCCCCGCCAGTAGTGCTAGCTGTTCCAACTGCTCTATTTGTAAGCTGGATATCTAACTCACTGGTCGCATTTTTGACCGTCTGTATACCATTTGTGGTATTGATACTGCTTGTGTTGGAGAAGACATTAATATTGCCAGCTGTTGGGACTACAGCACCGCCTACATCGGGAGTTAATTGAATCCCTGAAGGAGGACCCCCTCCGCTACCACTCTTATATATCTGGCTCAACTGACACCTCTAGATGTTAAAATGAGTAGAAAATAGCAACTGTCATATTGCCCGTTCCACCAGTGCCCGTCCCAAAGAATTGAGTACCTAAGTCCACTGTATAATTTGGAGCCTTACCAATGTTTGCTCTCAAATCTAGGACGAAAGCCTCTCCTGAGACCAACGTTTTAAATGTGTTTGTTCCATCTACAGAAAGAGCAACGCTAACAGTAGATTGGTTATCAAAAACGATAATCACAGGGTTTTTTGTGATCGCACTGCCGATGGTCTGAGCTATCCCTGAAAAGGGACCAGCTAGAACTCTCTCAACATCAAATCCGACTCTTGCGCCTGTAGACATTTAATCCTCGACTGGTAAGACACTAATTTCGTCTTCTGCTTTTTTGAATTCTGGAATATCAGCTTGCCTTATTCGATCAACGATGTAGGTCTTTAACCTGGTCAGTACATCGTGGATCTCTCCAAGTGGAGCACTTGTTGGGCAGATGAATTTGTAACTTACCTCTCCCATCTTCACTTCGAGAGTAACTGTTTCTAGCTCTGGTGTGCTTTCGTCCATATCCGCTTCCTTTTGTGTATTATGGCTGTCATAGTAAATTTATACGTTGACAGCCATGTTATACTCAAGATTTTAAGATAGAACCCAGATATTTGTTAGAATGTTATCCCCAGCTCCCAGTGCGCCAGCTCCGTTGTTCTTCAAGTGCATGATCACAGAACCAGCAGCTTGAGTCATGCCAACCAATGTCATCTGAGCATTGTTTGTGCTTGCGTTCAGGTTAGACACAGCTCCCAAGATGCATGAGGTAGTCAAGATCGTGCTGTTTGTGATCGTCAAATCAAGAGTAGAGGCAGCACCTGTTGTGAAGCCTGTCCAAGTAGCGCAACATACCCTATTGTTCATTGTGACAGAGGTCGTTGCAGCAGCGGTGCTTGATGTCGCAGGAACCATCTGTACGTTACCAGCAGATGAGAACTTCAGCCCTGTTGCGCCTGATCCAGCTTGCAGAGTCACTGCACAAGAAGCTGTTGTAGATCCGATGGTCAGAACGTTGGCAGCTGCCCCTGTAGCAAAGTTGATAGTCTTAACACCAGTTGAGTTAGCTATTGCAAGAGTTTGGGCTCCAGTACCTGGGGCAATTGAGATCGTACCTGTGTGAGCTCCAGTACCTCCGATTTGGATTGTACCAGTTGTCATCGCTGTACCCATCTCAACAGATCCTGCTGTCTGTACGTTGACTAACTGAAGGTCAGTGGCTCCAGAACCAGCACCTATTGCTATGATGTTAGTGCCTGAAGAGGAACCTATGGTGAGTGTGCCAGTTTGTGCAGTCCCTCCAACGGTGATTGTTCCTGTTGTTGTTGAGGCTCCAACTGCATAGGTAGTAGTTGCTGCACCATCCAAGCTGAAGTTACCTGTACCAGCTTTGAGCGTCAGAGAGCTCGCGCCGTTAGAGGATCCCAGTGAAACTACGTTCGCACCCGCACCTGTTGCAATCGCGACTGTTTTACCGCCTGTTGAGTTTGCGATGTTCAGTGTCTGAGCGCCAGTACCTGGAGCTATAGACATTGTTCCAGTATGACCTCCAGTACCACCCACTTGGATAGTTCCTGTTGTCATTGCCGTACCGATTTCACATGAGCCCGCAAGCTGAGCATTCACTAGTTGAAGATCAGTAGCACCAGCTCCAGCGCCTATTGCTATGGTATTAGTACCAGAGGATGAGCCAACTGTCAGGGTTCCTGTTTGAGCAGTACCACCGATAGTTATTGTTCCTGTGGTAGTAGAAGCTCCTACTGCGTATGTTGATGCTGCGTTTCCATCTAATGTGAAGTTACCTGTTCCAACCTTCAGAGCAAGAGAGCTAGCCCCGTTATTTGAACCGATTGCCAATACGTTTGCGCCAGCACCGTCTCCGATATTGATCGTCTTACCACCTGTAGAATGCCCGATATTGATCGTTTGAGCACCTGTTCCTGGGGCAATAGCTATGATTCCAGTCTGAGCACCTGTACCGCCAACTGTAATTGTACCAGTTGTCATCGCTGTACCCATGTTGATCGCACCAGCTGTTTGTACGACGCCAAGGCTAAGTGTACCTGCTCCAGAACCGTTCATGATAAGAACTGCGTTCGTTCCAGAAGAGGAACCTAATACCAAGTTTCCAGTCTGTGCAGTACCACCGATAGTAATCGTCCCAGTAGTCGTAGAAGCCCCAACTGCATATGTTGAGGTAGCCGCGCCATCCAGAGAAAAGTTACCAGTCCCAACAAGCATACTGATTGATGCCGCGCCAGTTGTTGACCCGATGATCGTCACGTTAGCAGCTGCGCCAGTAGCCAGGTTAAGAGCACCCGCTCTAGTTCCAGTAAGAACGTTCAGCGTTTGTGTTCCAGCACTTCCATTTCCTGACAAGATATTGACTGTACTGTTTGCTGCTGATGCGCCATCTGCAATGTTGATTACCTGAGAGCTAGTATTTGCACCGTTACCGATGGACACTGTATTTCCAGTTATTCCACCTGCAATATTAACAGTGGTAGCTCCAGCTCCTGCACCTATTGCCACAATGTTAGTACCTGAAGATGATCCCAGAGTAATAGTTCCAGTTTGTGCTGTTCCCCCGATTGTCATTGTGCCCGTAGTTGTTGACGCCCCAACTGTATATGTTGAGCCAGCGACACCATCTAGTGAGAAGTTACCTGTGCCAGTTTTGAATAGAAGGCCAGTCGCTCCCGTCACGTTACCCACTGTGATCGTTCTTGCAGCTGCTCCAGTTCCTAGATTTATTGCGTCCGCAGAAGCATCACTACCGATGTTTATCGCAGTTCCAGCAGAAAGAATAGTCGCACTTCCACTAAGAGATGATAAGCCAGAAGCTGCCAGTGTCGTGAAGGATCCTGGAGCAGGCAGCGTGCTTCCAATGGATGGAGGGGATGCGAATACAGAAGGAAGGTTAGAAGGGATCAAAGCTGTGTTTGTAGATACAACGCCAGCCACTGCTTGAGCGTTTGTGGCTAGGAAGCTGATACCCTGAGTTACTGTTGTTGCAACGGGAGATCCCCCAATCGCTACGGAGTTGACATATGTGTATACATCATTTGCAAGAGGTGAGTATGCACCTGAGGGAGATGTACCGTTAGACAACTGAGCATAAGTTGACAAGGTCACAATCCCAGGAGCTGTCGGAGTAGCTGGGTTATTTCCGCCTGCTACCCAAGTAGAACCGTTATAAATATATTCTACCGAAGGACTTTGGGACGTATCAAAATATTGCTGCCCTAATATTCCAGCGAAACTAGCAGGAGGAGCGCCGCCTCCTGTCAGTGCTGGAGGAGCGACTTTTATTAAACCACCGATACCGTATACTACAGAAGACATGTGACCTCCAAGAGAGTCTTGTTTTTTAAATATTCATTATGGATTAGAATATTTATCATGTACATTACCCATGATTAACCATATATGGTCACACATCCCCCACGCGATTTCATGTCTATCAAGGAGTTTGCCGCAAGAATCGGAGTACATTCTAACACTGTAAGAAGAGGGATTAAGTCTGGCAGGTGGAATGCTTTCCGAGTAAATATCGGCCCAAAGTGCAACTATCGAATACCAATATCTGAAATACACAGAGTGGCTATAGTCGACTTTGAGAAGGTAATTGAAATTTTGATAGACAAAGCTTTACACCCCGAATTAAAGAAATGATGCCCATTCCTTTTAAATGAAGGGTTGGGTAAACTCTATGGAAAATTCTCACCGTATCGATAAGGAAGATGAAATGGAAAACGTCGCAGCTCAGACACATGAATGGTATTACGTACTCGTAACCGTCTTAGGTAACGCAGCGTTGATTATTCCTCTCTGGCTTTGGATGAGGGGTGAAGCGCGATCAGATGCACGACACGCTGACTCTAAATTGGAAGCTTATAGGGCTGAAACATTTGGTCTACTCTCAGCCATTCAAACTGAAATGAAAGACTTTCATGGCAGACTCTGTGCCATAGAAGAGCGTGGAAGATCGGAAAAAAGGGGTAATGATTTATGAAAGAAGAAATAGTAAGTAAATTGGTTGAATATATAGAAGGAACTAAGGACTTCGTTCTAGAACAGGCACCCGAAATCCTAAAAGAGGCCTTAAGATATGAGTATCTGAGTTCTCTGTTCATATCTATATCTTCTGGGGTTCTTCTCGTGCTAGCCCTCTCAGTCTTTTATTATGCCTTCTGCCATCCTATGGTAGACAAATATGGGGACAGATCTTTTGGCTCTGGAATGACGATGATTGTTTCGGCGTTTGTGGCTGTTATGGTTAGTGGAACGTTGTGCATTTCCATAGACAAAATTATAAAAATAAATGTAGCACCAAAATACTTCCTGCTGACACTACTTTTAAAGATTAACCAATAAAAATAGAGAGAAATACTAAAATGCACTGGGTACAGATAGTAGTAATGTCCGCTTCTTCGATTTTATGTTCTTGCTGGGCCATGGATAAACAAATCAGCAAGGAAATGAAAGACGTCCACGCTCGACTATGCTCCCTGGAGGAAAGATACTGTCAAATGATGCAAAAGATATTGGAGAAAGAATAATGGAATGGATAACAGCACTTTTTGCCGCTTGCCTAGGCATTTATGTGGAAGCGATTTTTAGAAACTAGTCTATAGACAGGTCCTTTATCTCTGCATAGAGCTCTGGATCTTGTTCTCTAACCGTCTGTTTTATGACTGAAAAAACCTGCTTCTGTGACTTCTTAGACCCACTCAGCAAAGCGTTCTGAAACTTCTTGACAGGCCCTCTGAAGGCTGGATTGATCGCTATTTCTGTAGACAACCTCTGCACCGCCTCTTTACCGACGACACCCTTCAAACCACCGAATAAATAAGTTAATCCATAAGCCAAGACAGGCCCAACTGCTGGAGGAAGAGCTATTCCTTTAAACTTGAATTCGGGAGCTTTGTCCCGTAAAACATTAGAAAATTGCTTGTACTTTGCATAAGCCCTATCGGTATCCACAAGTCTCTGGTAAACCGCTGGGTTCTTCTTCTGTATCGCATCCATGAAGGCCTTATCAGCCTGAGCTAAGATAGAGTCGCCACGGTCAATATTCTTCCAATTGAGCCCCTCTTTAAGACCCTGACGGCTATTGATTAACTCTTCAACAGTACCGCCTCTATTGTTGATCCTCTCGATGGCATCTTGTATAGCAAGCCTAGCTGATTTGGTGTCTCCGCCCTCAACAAAAGTCTTCTCTATATCTGTAACGATCTTACCAAGATCATCCGTTAGTGATTCCGCCTCTCGAAGGCTGAGATATCCGCCATTTCTACCAAGCTCCTTCAACTCCTCATAATTAGCGCCAAGCTTGTCCTTGAGTCCTCTAACAACGCCCTTGAACTTTTTTGTTTTCTTTGCAGTAGATTCTAAGGCTTTAGCATTCCCTTTGGAATGGAACAGAAGATTTGTTTCCTCAGGAGTTAAACCATGAGATTTTGCGAAGTTGAGAAGAGTTTCCTTCTCTACATTCGATGCCGCCGCTCTCTCTAAATTCTTCCACTGCTTCTCTAGCTTAATGGCCGCTCGTTTTTCCTTATTCAAAAGACCAGGGATCTTCGCTGGAGACGTCGCAATTTTAGCTATCTCTTTCGGAGTAAAGGCCCCTGCGAACTCAGCAATATGCTCTGCTGCTCCCTCAGGCTGAAGATTGTATCCAGTAGCCTCTTTCACACCCTTCTTTGCTAACCCAGATGGGGTGATATCATAGGGCTTGATGTGAGCTGGAGTCTCTTCAGGACTTTGCAATTGCCGTTGAATTTCTTGCAGGTTTTTCTCATCCTGCTCGTCCCATTGCCCCATACGCTTGAGATCAGCCAGTCTTTCGAGCTCATCTAACAACTGCCCTCTGTATTCAGCTTTTTGGTATCCTTCAGATCCTTGCAATTGAGCAGCCAATGTATATGGTAGCGCTGCTACATCTAACCTTCCTAAACCATACTGAGCTCCTACCCTTCCAGCCTTCTCCGCCTTCCCTTTCTGAGGCTTCACAAGGTTTCCCTTCTCAGCTATCGAATAGAAGTCGTTGGATGCTGTCTCTTGCTTAGGAGCTGATGGAGTCATTAATGCATAGAAATCTGGCGTACTCATGGGCTGAATTCTCTAGCTAATGCTTCATTCACCTTTTGCCTGTCGCCCTTGAATTGCTTATCCAATTGCTGGAATTTTGCAGCATGCTCAGCATTTGCAGGATCAAATTTCATCTTTCCTTTCGCCTCGCTCTTTGCAGGGGCACCTTTACCTCCAGAGTGCGCTTCCAAGATGCTCTCTATAGCCTGTATCTTATTCAGATACTGTTCCTCTGTGTCTGATGCCTGGGGTAACTCTTTTAGAATTCTCTCATAAATAGCCTTAGGAAACTGTCCCTTTAAGGTCAAATCCCTGAATAATCCTTCCAAAGACAACCTCAGTGTATTGATCTGACTTCTCTTCCCAGAGGTTTCAGAATAAGGATTTAGAGCAGCTAGATTCAGAGGGCCAGTATGTTCTTTCAGGTTGCGCATCTCTTCTAAGATGCCGCCAAATGTCTTTTGTATATCTTTATCTGTGCGTTTTTGCTTAAAAGACTCCTGAGTGATGGCCTTTCTAATATCTGGATCGGATATCCCAGACAAATCTATTCCCATTTCTTTAAGGGCTTTGTTCTCCTGATGAGATCCGTAAAGCTCAGAGGCTCGGTTTAATCCCGTTCCGACAGCCGCGCTAAACTTTTCAGAAAATTTTGGCTTTCTATTCTCTTCAATGACATCAACCATTAGAAATCTCCTTAAAACTTTGAACCGACATCATACCCTAATTTTCCTCCAGCCAAAGCCCCAGCTGGCCCTCCAGCAAAGAACCCTCCTACAGCCCCAACTCCAGCTCCTATAGGACCTCCAAGAGATGACCCCTGATTAAGCTTGGTCAAAAACCTGTCCTGAGGACGCTGTCCTAACAAATCACCACTCATGCTCAGCAAATCCTGGATCGCTTGTCGCTGCAACCCCATACGTCTAGAAGATAATTCAGAGGCGAAGTCGGAAGATGCCTGATTCATTGTATTCTGAAATCCACTGCTTTTGCGAGCGCCACTGCCCGCTCCGCTGAATCTAGATGCAATATTTCCTTGAAGACCTTGAAATTGCTGCAACGCTGGCGCCTCCAACTGCTCGAACTGAGACTGATCCCCTCCAGCTAGTCTAGAAGTAAAGCTCTGAGGCCCTACTTGAGAGAAAAGATTCTGGAATAGTTGCATTTGTTCGGGAGAAAACTGCTGGAGTTGGCTCGCTGCATACCCCTTTGGAATCTTATCGCCACCAGTAACCCCACCCATTCCTTTTGCACCTGTGAGAGAAGAACTCATAAGCTACCTCTTTTTAACTTAAGGATATCATGTCAAGGAATTCCTTGCATCACACTTGAGACAGCCACTCTAGAATAACGATCCCAGACACCAAAGCAGGGGGTGAAGTTGTCTGAAGAACCACCTGAGTCGGCGTGACAAAAATGTTTACCGAGGATAGAAATGGAATAGGGAAATAGTTAGTCCCGTCGAATCCCACAGCTCGAATTACAGTAAAAGCACTCACCTCATCAAAGTTGATCCCATGATTAAAGGATGCATAACTTGTGATGTTGTAAACTTGCCTAAAAGACTGCTGCCTTTGGTTCACATTCAAGAACCAGGATTCTCCTGTCAAAGCAGGTCTTCCAGTGGGAAATATCCCTATCGTTCTTGAATTTACAGCATTTGCTATATCGATATAGCTCTTATCCACCTCGATCGTCAGCTTTTCAGCCTCTCTTGGGAAGGATCTAGAGGTTCTTAAGAAAGGACTTTGGTTGACTACATTAGACATTAGACGAGCACCTGACTTGGGGATACATCGATTACCATGCTGTGCAGCTCAATCTCTGCCGTCTGATTGAAATTTGCAACTTGGGTTGCTGTACCATCAGAAACATATGCTGTAAATGCAGTAGAATCTACATCGATACTCAGTGTCGAAGTAGATGAAGCAGTAACAATGTATACATTTCCATTCAGCTGAGACATGCCTACTACACCAGATATTGTCACGAGTAAACCAGGTGAAAAACTATTAGTACAACTGAGTACACATGGATACGCTTGAGTAGCGCCAGTAATAGTTACTGGATCAGACGCAGGCGTCAAAGATGTCATCTGATCAGCCGACATTGTGAAGCCAATTTGTACTGTATCTCCCAGTAAAGAAGTATTCATCCTATGCCATGTCTGTGCTTGATCTTCTGCTGTAAGCATCTGCAAATTTGTATTGGCAGGAGTAAGCCCCAGGTTGGTACTTTCTGGGCATGTATACAGAGTATCTGAATATACTAGCGAGTTATTCGATGAGTTGGGAGCAGGTACAACAGGCCCGAAGTTGTACGGAGAATTTGCATTCTGACTCAAGTAGATTTGTAGTTCTATTTGTCCATTTGCAGTAGTGGTGAATAGATATTGCTGCGCGCCAATTCTCGTCTTTCTGCCCATCCCCCAAGATACTGGGAACTGCTTGGTTTGTATATTGGGGATATACAACCTCTGTATAACACCACTACCAAAATATGTTCCCGATCCAATAGTAGGACCTAGTGCGAATGTATTTTGAGTAGCAGAGTTGACCTGGAAAGTCCTTCCGTTCACCTGAGAGGATATAGTTCCAGTACAGCCCGTGATCACAATGTAGTCACCGTTGAATAGGCAATGGTCTGGGGATGTAACGGTACTGCCAGAGAACCCTTTGATGTATAATGAGTTGCCCTCGGCAGTTCCAGACTCCCTGATGAGTAGAAATCCCTGCTGGTTTCCAGCCAATATCTGCTGTTGCAGTAGTGTTGTAGTCCCCGCATTCCATGGTTCATTCCACTGAGCCCAAGTAGGGAATATAGTCCCAATATTCGCCCATGTCTTCCCTGTAGACTTCCTGAACTGCCCATAGGTTGTATAGGTTTCATTGAATATAGCCCATGAGGTGTCTCTGTAGTTATATTGCAAGGTCTGTGTCGGGTACACGTAAACGGCGGCGTTGGCTTTGTTACTTGGATACGAGAAGTAAACCCACTCGTTTATATAGTCCCTTTGCGCAGTTACCCTGGCAGCGCCACTATTGGTAAGATTGAATTGAAATACCTGATCAGGGATATCCAAGTCTAT